TATCCTTGTAGAACAAATGGAGCCGCCGCCTATGTTACAACGTATAGAATTGGCGCCCCACTGAGCTAGATCATTTATCCCTTCTAATGTCGCAACATTCCCAGCCATAATGTGAATTGACTCACCAAATGATTTTTTAAGTACACCTAATGCATCTTTCATTAGGATATGATGACCGTGTGCTACATCTACACAGATAATATTAACACCGTTCTCTACAAGTGTTTGTGCTCTTTCAAAATAGTCGCCACTTACACCGATTGCGGCACCAACATTTGTTGCGCCAGCATTTATAACTTCTGCGGCTAGACCAGCTTGTTCTTCAATAGAATTGTACCTATGAAGTATGCCTAAACCGCCAAGTTTATCCATAGTATAGGCCATTTCTGATTCTGTAACCGTATCCATTGGAGAAGATATAATCGGAAGTTTAAATACCAAACTTTCATCTAATGCAGAAGTCAAGTAAACTTCTTTTCTACTTTTAATGTCTGAGTATTGTGGTACTAAAAGTACATCATCATAGGTTAATGCTTCTTTCATTCGCAGGTGCCTTCCTTTGCCTCTACCTCTTCAATAAGTTTGTCGAGATACCAACGTGCTTTTTTTAAATCCTCTAAAGACTTACCCTTGTAAGGATGTCGAGTCACATATTTTATAATATTAGACTCTGGGTAGTCCATTTTCCAAGAACGGATGTAATGGTAGGTTTCTATCGCCTGTTCGCCCAGCCAGTTTATATTATAGTGATTAGGCCGGTTAACTTTATCTTCACTCATCCTAGCTCCGACCAAGAACCTTCTATAAGATCAATATCCATTTCTTCTAGGCTATTGGTAAACTTATCCCATTCATCGGGATACTGCTGTTCAACATATGTATCAAAAAGAAGGTACTCGGTGTCCCAGTCAAAACCTTGAAGACCCTGGACATAACCACCTTTTTCCCATTTAAAATGTTTTGGATACTCAGGCTCAACACCAAATTTTTCATTGAATGCTTCAACTAGTGGATCATAATCATAATCCTCTTGATACACTCTGTACTCATTTAAAATGCCAAGTTCTTCTGCAACATCTTCATTAAAGATGAAGCCTTTTTTACGTTGTGGGTAAAACTGCATCTTTATCCTCCATATATTTTTTTATTGTTTCTTGTGCGTTATCCCAGCACTCGGGGCAGTAAAGGTTGACTTTTTCTTCTTTTTGTCTTACGACGACATTCCAACTCATTACTTGTTCACGATCTAGTTTATCAAAAGGTTTGTCACAAGTCAAGCATTTATTTGGTAAATTGCCAAAAAGTGCAACTTTTGCTGCTAACTCTTTTTCTGCTTTTTTCTTTCCCTTCTTTGCTTGTTTGCGTCGTAGTTTTCTTTCAAGGCTCATATTACATCAAACCTAGCTGATGGGGCACATAAACCTATCATATTAAGTTTATTTGACGGATTTGTCCTAGTTTTATGTTGCTCTAATGCTTTTAATAAAAAACTTTCAGAAATTGGTTTTATTTGGTCTTTTCGATATTCTTGTAATCTATGATTTTTACCAGTCAATTTTTGACGATTATTCATTGCTCTTTCATAGACACTATCGGAATGCCACTTTACTTTAAAATATGCCCATCCATCTTGATCGATTCTTTTCTCCTGAATGGTTCCAAATCTAATAATACCGTGATAACTATTCCAAACTAAATCTCCAATTTTCATTGTGCCTCCGTTTCTGATTTATAAATTTCTATTGGTTCTAGCCAAGAAACTAGATCAAATGATCTTCCGTAAAAGATACCCTTATAAGGAGTGTCATCTCTTATAAACTCTAAAAGTTCATTATATTCAATACCTTTTCTTAGACCATAATCTGGGTGTTTAATTTTTTTGATGTAACCTTCTGGGTCAGTTTTTAAATCATAAATTTCACTGGCCGGAACTTCTGTGGTGTAGAGTATTCTACCGCCAACAACTATTTTCTCTACATCATCTAAATTTACGTAAAAGAAAACTCTTGGTACAGAACTGGCTTCCATTTCTTTTCTTGAGAAATAAGATTTACCAAAGTTGGATATATCCAGTGTAAATTTTTCTGGATCTCTTGTTCCGTACCGTTGTTCCAGACTATAAGGGTCAGCGTAGTGATATAAAACCACTTTACCTCCCTTATTATAATCGCTAAATGGTGCCTCTGTCAAGTAGGTCTTAAAATTTTCTAAAAGTTTTTTCATTTTGTTTCTTCTCTACGAGACATCATGCTCTTAATTGCCATCTTTGCATTTCTTGAAAGATTTTCAAAAACTTCTAGCTCTTCATTCATCTCTTTGGGGTTAAAGGTATATGGACGGCCTCCAACGCGAGACATAAATTCTGCTTCGTCTCCCATTTTTAATGCACCTACGCTTTCTTTTTTACCATACTGCGGGAACTCACCTTCAGGTGAAGTACCCATAAGGTAAGCATCTTGCGCGCCTTTATCAACAATAAGAACTGAGTCTTGATCAAAATCCTCACCAAGTCTTGCTATCTCAAGTGCAAAATCTGGATCGTCTTTTCTATTGGAGACAAAGAAACTTTCCTCTGCGACCTCAACGGCCTTGGGTGTTTCAAAGTTCTCAATGTAAGAACCTAGTATACGAGTAACGCCATAGCCTCTACCGAGAAGTTCTGCTTTTAATTTCCTATTTCTCTCTAAGTTTTCTTTCTTTGTAAACTCATTTCTAAAAGCTGAAAGAGCAGCGCTTTCGTGATCTTGCATATGTTTATAAAGTCTCGACAATGAAGACTCTTTTAAAAATCTTTTCCACTCATTCAGTATTTCTTTCATTTTATCTGCTCCCTGTGCTTCCTAATGCACCCTCACCTCTGGTGCTATCTTTATTTAGTTCGCTAGGGTCAGAAACTTCTACAATTTCACATAGATTTATAGGTACAAGGACACCTTGTGCTACTTTATCGCCATCTTTAAACCAGTGTGATTGTTTTCCAATATTGTGAAGGTTAATAAATATTTCACCATCATAGCCTGAGTCAACAACACAGGCGCCCACTAACAACTGTTTTTTTGCAGCCACACTAGATTTATTTTTAATTTCTAACATATAACCTTTTGGTATTTCTGCTTTAATTCCTGTTGGAAACATTTTTGTTTCGCCTGGATGTATCACTTGTCGAGTGGAGGCACCTTTTTTTGAGCAAAAATAAAAATCCATCCCTGCATCACCGTCGTGCGCTCGCTTAGGTAGTTTTGCATAATGTCGTAATTTAAATACTTTAAGTTGCATTTTTTCTCCTTATCCTAATAACTTCCAATTCTGTAATGCTCCTCTAGAGGAGAAGCCCCATTGTTCATCAAAGTTAAGTTTTGCCATATAAGGCCGATTAACAAACAGTATATCTTTTTCAGGGTTAACACCCCAACAACGGATGTCGGTCATCACACTATTCTTATCTATTGTTTTAACAATATAATAAGGACGACCCTTTACTGTTTTCTTTTTAATTACTTCTCTTGGAATAAACCAAGCAACGCCAAGATCGTGGTCCCATTCAGAGATAGTTGGGACCTTGTAATAACTCAACCTTTGTACTATATCATCTGAAACAACCAATGTCAAGGGAAACATGCCGGTAATATTAGTTTTTGTTTCGATATATTCATCTCTAGTAAAATCTTCGGTGTCTTTAAACTCTTCTATGTTCTCGGACAACTTCTTTTTAGTCTTGGGTCTTTTATCTGCAACAGACAACCAGAAATGCTTTTGGTTTCTAAACCTCTCATCCATTAACTCATCTACGGCTTCTGCTTTAATGAGGACATCCAACGCTTTCTTATTGAGTTTAGAATAGACAATCTCTTTGCTAAAGAGAAGTTCTTCAACAGAGTTAAATGGTCTATGTTCGATGATTTGTTCAATTGCTTTGTCTCCTAATCCTTTTATCGAAGTTAAGGGCTGAATAAGTGTTCTTTGGTCTTCGCCAATATCCCAGACAGAACTGGACCTGTTGATATTAACAGGTTCTAATTTAAACCCAAACTTCTTTGCTATATTGATTGCTTTTTCTTTTCTGCTCTCTGGTTCTTTGTCCAAGAAAGCCGCCATCCAACAATCAGGATAATAATTAAATAGCCAAGCACATTGAAAAGATATAATAGAATATGAAACAGCGTGGGACTTATTAAAACCGTAGCCGGAGAAGTATTCAAACTTCGCCCACATTTTTTCTGCCCATTGTTCCTTTAAACCTTTATCGATACATCCTTGAATAAACTTAAGCTTTATTTTATTTTTTTGTTCTGCAGCTGCTCCAGTGCCCTTTTTAGTTAATAGCTTGCGAAGCTTGTTGCCTTCGTCAAGAGATAAGTCTTTGCCCAGCCTATGAGCTAACAAAGCAATCTGTTCTTGAAAGATAAGAAAGCCATAGGTTTCTTTTGTAACTTCTTTTACAATATCATGGCCGTAACGAATACCTCTTGGGTTTTGTTTTGCATCAACAAAATCTTCGTGAACGTTCGCTGATAGCGGACCAGGACGATAGATAGAAGTGATAGAGGCAATATCGATAATATTCTTTGGCTGCGTTCTTTTACAAAAGTTCTGGGCTCCTTTTTCAGCGAACTGAAAGATACCAGCCCACTTACCTTTCCAAAAGATATTCTCATAAACTTTCTTGTCTTTTAGATTAATACTATCAGGATGTAAGTTTTCATCATAAAACTTTTTAATATCCTCGAAAGTAGGATCTGGGTTTCCTTGCCTCTTCAATATGTGATAGACAGCGCCCTCGATCATTTTCAGAGTTGAAAGACCAAGGATGTCAAATTTGATAAAGCCCATCGGCTCTAGTTGCCTAACGTGCTGACCTTCGGACCAAGGTGTCTGCGTTATACCGCCACTATTAATAAGCGGCATATATTTATCTAACTCTTCGCCAATAACAACGCCACCAGCGTGACGAGAAACCGAACGGACCTCACCAACCAAAGCTTCGACGTGTGTTTTAATCTTTGGATATTTTCGGAGAAACGCTTTGAGCGAATCAGAATACTCCATCACCTCTTCAAACGTAGGCGCATATACGCCAGCTTTTATACCATGCTTCTTTTTAGCAATCGGTGTTGCTTCAGCCAGCATCTTAGAAGTCACAGCGTTAGATTCTGTAAACGGCACCTCATAGAACTTTGCAATGTCTTTAATCAAAGAGCGCAGCTGAAGTTTATTGAAGTTGGAGATAGGGACAACGGTGTTGCCACCCCACTCATCAATCAGCATTTCTTTTAGTTCCATGGGACTAGACACATCATAATCGATATCAGGATAATCTTTTGAATCTTTCGTCATGAAACGAGAGAATAGAAGATTATATTTGATAGGATCGACTTGTGTGATGCCGAGAGCATAAGCCACGAGAGAGCCTGCAGCAGAGCCACGTCCAGCACCGGTGAGTTGAACTTCTGTTGCTTTATCAGCAATAGACTTCATAGTTAAGAAATATTTACTAAAACCTCGCTCGCTGATTACATTCATCTCTTCTTTCAATCGATCAATGTATTCTGAATTGTTTGTTAGGCCAAGCTCTCTAAGCCCATCCACACAAGCAGCGACAAGGGCTCTATCGGGAGT